TGTGGTGGGTTAAACTCATACTGTCTTTGAAAGTTACACCATAGAGCAGTCAATGCGTACTCTGGATTACCATGTTCGTATCTTTTATTCTGATATCTTTGAAAAGCTTCATCATAAATACCGAGATAAGGAGATAGATAAGGTATGATTATCTCACGTTGTTTTTCACTATAACCACGTTCTTTTGCTATTTGCCCTGCTAGTCTATCACTAAAATCTTCTTCTGATTTTTTAGCTTCATCTAACAAAACTTTTCTAAAGTCATCTTGTATTTTAAATCTGGTAACACAAGGTCCCCAATTAAATGTATTAACTTGTATTTTTATTTGTTCTTCTTTTTTCATTCTAAACTCATCGCTTCCTTATATTGTTGCATGCTAACAACATTACCATCTATTTTATATTCAGGAGAGTAATAATCTATAACCTGTTCTACTTTATGTAATTTTACTTTTACCTCTGACCATATTAATTTACAAACATAATAACAATCTCTAAAAGTACATCTCCATTTATACTGCATTAAATATTTCGTACCATCTTTACGTAAACCTTTTCTAGGTTTTTTTACAACGGTGCCAACACCCAGCATTTCGTGTATCCATCTAATGACATACTCATCAGTCATGGTTATCTCCATACTAATACGTTGAGACATACAATATCTATAACCTTTACCGTTGTGTTTCTTTTTCTTTTCTCTTCGTCTTGCAAAATACAGACTACCCTCGCCGTCAAAAATTCCAGCAATATAACTTATATCATTTTTACTTATCATTTGTAATTATCCACCTAGCAAGTCCAGTTGTTGGATCAAAACTATCAAACTTTATTTTAGTGCAACTTTGTAGAATTACCATCGTCAATATAATCAATATCATTTGTTTCATAAAACTCTCCCTCTGAATCACAATCCCAACACTGGTGTATGTGTGATTCTCTATCTTCTGCGTTTACTATTTTTACAAATCCATTACCTTTGCAAGTTGGACATATGTGTAATTTAATACTAGCCTTTTTTAACTTTGCCATTCAACTTCCTCGCTTTTTCATTTGCTAGTGATTCAATGGTTTTTGCTACAGACAGTTTAGCATCGGGCAATAATACCTTTGATAACGATTCTAATATCTTATATGTTTCTTTTGTTAGTGAAACATTTTTGTATTTTGACATATCAGTCATGAGTGTTTCCTTTCATTTTAATAACTCATATATAGATGATAGTATAGGATTGTCAATGAAAATATTATTAAGTTTAATTATATGTTCAACCGTAGCTGGAGAGTGCATGCCTCCTTATGAATGGAAAGAAACATTTAGTAATCATTATGACTGTCTTAAATTTGGATATGAAGAATCTATTAGAAAGATAGAAGAACTAGGTAGGGAGGATGTAAATAAATATGGCATGTATATTAAATTTGTTTGTGCGCCCGTGAACACAATTTGACATTGTGGCGAAATCGTGGTATGGGGAAAAATCTTCTCACCATTACCTACCCTTATTTTTCCCTCTTTAGGGTAGGTGTATTATCTACACATACAACCAACGAAAGTACCACTACCATCGTTCATTATATGTAAATTTAAAGTATCAACATATCCTGTAAGTTTGAGTCTTAAAATATCACAAATGTCAAAGCAACTAACGTCGCTGAATAATTCTATATCTTCCATAATTTCCTTTGTGACTGGTATTAGTTGATATAGGCCGTCGTTTAATAATATGAGGTCCATTTGCAAACTCCTTTACTCTTTTATACCAAAGATTTTTATATTTTAATTCTTTAGTTTTGTTCCAAAGATTAGCTATTTTATCTAGATCCTTTTGTTCTGTCATAAGATTTTGTACCCCATTTTAAAACATTTTTTAATCCTGGTGCTGACATTTGTAAGTCAACACCATAGGGTTTCCAGGCAGTCTTCATCAGATTTAACTCCAACAAAAGATTAGCCCATTGTTTTTGAGAAATGCCTTTAGGCTTGATGATTATTACTTTTTCCTTCTTCATCCTTTATTCTTTCTAACTTTGTTCTTAAATCTATTTCTCTTTTTTGAAGATAAATTTTCATGTCAGCTATCTCTATCAACTTAGACATGATACTACCTTTTTCTAATATTTGATCTATTTTATCTTCTGACATATTAGTTTGCTCCCTTCTGTTTTTTAAATTCAAAAAACTCTTTTAGACTTTTAATTTCTTTTACAACTTTATATCGATCGTATGCATTTTTACTTGTGTATGCAGCTGTATCATATACTTTTTTATTACTGTCATAAAAGTGAACGGTTGGAATTCCAACGTCTGGAGCATCATCTAACTGCTCCTTTGTCGGAATATTTATTTCTTTTTCACTGTAAAAAATATGATCTGGTGTCATGTCTGGCATTTTCTTCTTTAAATTTTTTGCCATATCTAACAACATATCTTTAAAAGGTTTTTTCTTTAAAACCCCATATTCTTCATTGTGTTCGTCATATACTATTTGCATATCTTCTCCTTTATAGGTTTGTTGGTTTTTTAGAATCAAACAGATCTTCCCGTAACTCTGCTTTATCTATTTGATCTCTAGTGATATTTACTTTTGTGTAAATTTCACTAAATCCTGTATTAATAATTTTTCCTGCAACGGAAGGATGTCGTAACTTTCTTTCAGCTCTTCGTCTTATCTCACTTATTCTAGAATGAGTTACACCAAACATTTGTGCCATTTCTTTACAAGTATGTTCGTGTCCACCATCAAAACCAAACGCAAGTCTAATAATTTTTTCCTCTTTTGGTGTGAGTCTTTGAGAAAAAGCTTCTAACAATTTCATTCGTACATCTGTTTCTATTACCTTTTGTTCTTGATTTTTAATTGGGTTAATTAATTTTTTAAGATCTTTTTCGGCAACTTGAACTTGGAAACTTGTTTTGTGAAACCCTTGTAGTTGTCTTTCTGTAAATACATCTTCTAAAGATACATCTAAGATATCTAACATATCTTGAACTAACTTTGTTACTTTTCCTTTATTGTCTATTGGTTTTAATTTACCTCTAATTATCTCAGTGATTCTTTGATAATCTAAAGCGTATTGTGCACAAAATTGTCTTACACTAACAAAACCTAATTTTTCAATTGCACTTAACAATCTATCGTTTCGGATAGTAATTTTTATTCTATAATCTTTCATATGGAAAGACTAGGATGTTTTGGGATAGGTGTCAACCTATTTATTATCTTTTTCTCCCCTGTCGGTTGTATTTTTTATACGATCGTTTCTTTGATTTATTGAGGTTTTTTGTATGACGACCTGGACGTTTCCTAGGTTTTGGACGTGGTACGAAGTTTACAAACTTACGTTTTGCCATTATTCTAGCCAGTCTTTAACAAATGGTCGATAGTCCTTGATTCCTGATAGGACGGGTAAATAACTAATTTTACCGTTTACATGTTGTTCCAAATCGGACCCACATGTCATACATCTAAAAAATTGTTTTGATATTCCAACTAACATTGTGTACTCTTCACACGTCGGACATTTCCCGTTTACTACTTCCGCTTGTATTTTGAAATTTTTTTCTGTCATAAATTTTCTTCGACTTTACCACACGCTGTTGGTATCGTCCATCACTTAATTCTTGTGCGATAGTATTACGTGGTCTATTTTTTTTCAGGAAAAAATGATATTGTGTCTTATTCAAGGATCAAAGCTTTAATATATTTTCTACCTTGGTATAACTCTATTTCTGCTTTACCCTTATAGCATTTGTAAGATACGGATTCACTGTACTGTCTCTCTGCTTCACGCTTGCCGCGTAAACATTGAGCCATTCCATTGGGCTGAATCAAGTGTTCCTTGATCTCTCCGTTTACAAACATCAGCAGGGCCACTATAGACTCTATAATCATTGATGACTCCCATTTGTATATTTCATTTCTCTATTTTGATCTTTTAATTTTTCAATGTCTACTAAAACTTTATCCATTTGTTTTCTTAAAAATTCTATATTTACTTTGTTCAACGCCATAGATTCTATGTGTGCATTAAGTTTATCCGTAGTCTTGTAAAGATCTTCGATCATCATGAACTGCTCAGAATCAGCGGGCAATGAACCTAATTGTCCACGTGGCCATTTGATTCTAAAGTCTGTGTTTTCTGTTAAATCTTTCTCCATCAACTCTAATCTTGTGCTGTGTTGATTGAGACGCTCTACCATGTTGAAATAGCCCATGGTGCCGAGTGCCACGATTACGATCAAACTAGCAACCGTCTTCATAGGCATCTGTACGGCAGCGGATTCAGATATTGATAAAGGTTTATTACTCATTTTTTGGTTTTGGTGGCGGGATTATATAATCTTTAACATTAATTTTCAATGGTGTATGAGGTGCTGGTCTAACAAAAATAGCTAGTAAACACAACAAAAGTATCAGTACTGCTGTGAATCGATAATCCATAGCCACCAACCTTGTTCATTATTTAATAATTACAGCAATTACTAAAACCACAAACACAATTGATTCAATTTTGTGATTCATCCAGTAATGCATTGCTTTGTCTTTTACTTTTTTAATCATTTTTTTTCTCCTCTATTTCATAGAAAAACTTGTCGGTGTCCTCTGTCCGCCATGCTCTGCTATCTTCAACGTTCCACTCAGAGGTCTGCACTTTCCAATCAGGAATATCATCTTTCACAGTGAAAGAAGGTATGTCCCATATACATCTATTGTTTGGTTGTGCTGCATAATTACCATCATCTAATGCAATTATGTGAGCGCACTTGTGTTCGTGCGGTATCTCTGAATGATCAGTGTCAAGTATATTACTCTCTGGGTGTGCAAAGTCAACGGTAAATAAATATTTACCTGGATGCCATTTTTTATCTTTACCTATATATTTACCTGCTTGTCCGTCTAAGATATCCCAAGAATGAACAGAAGGATAATAACTAAAACAATTCCAAAGCTGAAGCTCATCCAGTCTACGTTTAGGTACATCCTCAACTTTAAATCCACGTTGTATAAACGCTGTAATAGGTAGTCGATAAAAGACTGCACCATTTTCCATAATCGCGTGCCAAAGAATTGATTTACCAGTAATAGCTGACATACCGAAGATAATACAGTCCTCAACTTCTCCATGATGTTTTTGTAAATCATAAAGATATTCTCTCCTTATTTGTGCGTAAGTGACTGGTATGTTTGCATTTAAATAAGCCATAAATCATTTTATGTTTCCCCAATTAGCACCTGACTCATAATCAACTTTGTTAGGCACTTCTAAGTCAACAGCTCCTTCCATAATATTTTTTATTTTATCAGCATGTTCCGTAGATTCAACAGATATATCTAATTCATCATGTACTTGTATATGTGGTGTGATGCCTTCTTTGTATAAGTCAATCATTGCTTTCTTTGTCATATCAGCAGCAGAGCCTTGTATTAATCTGTTCAATGCTTTGTATGTAAATGCTCTTCTAATTCCTGGTCCGTGTTCCATGAGCGCTGCATCATGTGGTAATGCTTTGTGCATCCCAAACATATTTGGTTCCCACAAATGAAACCTACATAATCTTCCAAGTAGCGTTCTTATCTGACCCCTACTCTGCGCTCTTTGCATTACGTTATCCATCAGTTGTTTTACAAATGGAACTCTTTCATGATACTGTTTAAATAAACCATCAGATGTTTCTTTATCTACGCCTAACTCTGCTTGTAATTTATTTTTACCCATACCATAGAAAAGACCTAAATTAATTGTTTTAGCTTGTGATCTAGGAATATCAGCCATATCAGCTACAATATTATGAAAATCTGCTTCACCTTCATTATAAGCATCCAATACGTCCTCTACGCCGTACAGATTTTGCAAAGAAGCATAATGCACCACCAACCTAGGCTCTTGCTGAGAATAATCAAATACACCCCATCTATGGCCGTCCTCTGGTATGAATAATGACCTAATCAGTGGTCCAAGTTCCTTATTACGTGCTGGTATCTGTTGTAGGTTAGGATTCGAGTATGAAAATCTACCAGTCACAGTTCCACCATTATCACCACGAAGCTGGTTTATTTCAGCATGAATTCGTCCTTTATGTTCATGTTTGATTATGGTATCAATAAATGTTGTATGTGCTTTGTTTATTTCTCTAGCCCTTGCAATCTTTTGAACTATCGGATGTGGATGGTTCTGTAAAAAATTTTTAGTGAATGATGGAGAATTGGTTTTTTCGGTTCGGTCAAATGGTAGGCGAAGTTTTTCAAAAACTTGCGCAATACTCCTTGCTGCCCATATTTGAGTATCTACTCCTGTTTCTTTTTTTACTATTTGTAAGCATGCTTTTTCTTCTGTTAATAATTTGTTTTTTAATCCAGTCGCTGCTTGGATATCTACACGAACGCCTAAGAACCGCATATCAACGAGGCAAGGAAATAGTTCTGTCTCTAATTCGAAAATAGAATTTATATCTTGATTATCTATTTCTCTTTTTAACATTTGCCAAAGTTCTAATGTTATAGCTGCATCTTTCTCTGCGTATTGACCTACATACATTGCAGGTAATTTATACATCTCACCTTTTGCATCTACTCCCCATTCCTTTGCTGCTGCATATAAGGCTGCTTCATCTTTAGTAGAACCAGTGTACTTTTTAGAACAAGTGTTTAAATCAAAACGAAATTGATTCTCATCACAGAGTGCAGCGGCTATCATAGTATCAACTATTTTACCATTAATAGTTAAACCCATGGATCTCAACCAACATACGTCATACATTGCATTGTGAAATATTTTTGTAGCTGGTGTTTTTAAAACATCTGTGATCCAGTTTAGAACCATTCTAAAGTCCATGTTACCACCACCCTCGTGTGCTATTGGATAATATCCTGACCAACCTTCTACAGCTACAGCAATACCTACAACTTCTCCGTTTTTAATAATAGATCCTGATCCCATCTTCATAAGGTCTGGATCTTTTGTTTCTAAATCGATTGCTATTTCATCTCTGTTCGATAGATCTGGAAACTCTGTTGGTGGTAGCCATTCTGTTTGCGGTTTAAACACTGGTTTCTGTATCATCTTTGTTTACCTTTTCTATGTTAGTTAATTTTTCTATATCCTCGTATGGAACCATTGTAATTTTATCTAACCTACCTTCTCTTTGATAAACTTGATAAATACCTTTTCCTTTTTCGTAACCTTTCTCCTTTAATTTATTTACTACATGATTTAGTAACTCTTGTCTATCTACTATTAACCAATACTTGTTTCTTTCAAAAACAATGTAATCAGCTTTACCTTTTACCCAGCCAGGTTCACCTCTTACATTTGTTCCTTCAACCCAAGCAATATCATCTTGAAAATTATTATCCCATCTATTTTTTTTCTTCATTCCTTTAACATCAAACTTATAAACTTTATGTTTAAATATTCCTTTGACATCCCAGTGTTCTTTTATGTTTTCATATTTATTTGCCCATACTGGATCGGTTAAATTTTTTGCAAACTTTTCTTCTGATATCTTTGCTTGTTTTACATATTCTTCCCAACTCATGAGTAATCCCTTTCTAATATCATTTCTAGATAATGTATTGCTTTTTGTATGTCTTGTTCTTTTCCTTTTGACCGATGCCTACAAATATATTTTATAGCGTTCCCTTCCGCGAACAATAATTTATTTTCGTTAATAAATTCTGCGGGTTGAATTTTCATCGAGCGATAGTGCTTCCCGCCTACCTGATCTTCTAAAGAATTATATGTTGTTGATTTAAACATATCTTTGTCTGTCATAACACCTCCTGCATTGGATAACATTTGTTTTCATCTTTCGGTCTTATAATATGTAGATGTTCTTTAGTTCTTGTTGCACCTACATAAAATAATCTTGTCTCATCATCTTGATTCTTGTCATATGATTTTTTTGTATTGTGTGTAAGATCAGTTAATAATACTACATTATCTTCTTCACCACCTTTTGCACTATGTATAGTTGATAGTTTGATTCGTGGTTCTTTATTCAACATCTCACCATTACGTTTCATACGTCTTATATAATTAATTCTTTTCTGTCCTGCTTGATCAAAAGCTTCATACCAAATTTCTTTTGTTCCAAGTCCATAATCTTTTTGTAATTGCTCTAAACTATATAAACTATTTTTTACCATGGACTTTAATTTATCCTTGTTCCATTTTTCTTTGCTTATATATTTTGATATGCCCTCTATTTGTTTTGAATCCAACATTTGACCTTGAATCATATGCTCCCAGTTTAGAGCTGCTTCTTGAATATCTTTTTCATATAATTTTTTAAATCTATTTTCGTAATAAAAACCTTTGTCTCTTATTGTATCTTCTAACGAATCCAACATAGATCTAGTTCTAGTTAAAACCAACCATTTACCTGATGACATATCTACATCTTCAAAACTATCGTATGGTGTAAGTCTTCCTTCATGTTGTTTTGGATTCCAGTTCTTATCTATTCTATTGTTAACTCTACCAATAATAGAACTTGCTAACTCATGTATTTTTCTCGGAACTCTTCTTGATTTAGTTAATGGCAACGGTTTTCCTTTTTGTGTAATAAAAGAATCTACATCTGCACCAGCCCATCTAAATATTGCTTGGTCATCATCACCTGCAATATAAGAGTCTACTGTTTTATCCCATATCGTCTTTACCATATCCCACTGCATTAAAGATAGATCTTGGGCTTCATCTACAAATACCACATCAAAGTTTGGTGATTTATCTGACTTGATAAATTTTAAAATCATATCGTTGTAGTCTATGAGATTATATTCTTTTTTATATCTTTCTAATTCATTAGCTAAATGTATTAATGTTTTATATTCAACATCTTGATTATGTTCTTTTAAATTGTATTGCCTATCAATACTAATGTTTCTTAATTTTGCTAAATGTATAATTCTAAGATAATCACTTTTAGTTGTAAACAATCCTGTTTCTTCTTCATCATAATCGTTATAATCTAAAAATAAATTTTCTTTTCTACCTAAATCTTCATAATGTCTTCGTTGCATAACTTGATTCTTTTTAATACCAAGCATTCTAAACGCTAAGGAGTGTAGTGTTCTAAAGTATGGTAGATCATCTTCAGATAAATTAAACTTATCCATTGCTCTACCTTTTGCTTCGTTAGCTGCTTTTTTTGTAAAAGCAAAATATCCAATACGATCTGGGTTAGTTGTTTTTAAATAGTCATCTACCTTTTCTAAAAGAGTGTGGGTTTTACCTGTGCCTGGTGGTCCTAATACTATGGTTCTCATATTAGTACGGTGATTCCTCCTTTAACTTTCTTTGTGTGTGAGTGTTTTCTGGTTTTTCAAAAGCATCTACCACCATAATAGTTGGTCTCTTCTTACCAATAATAATTCTATCATCTTTACAGTTACAATATTCTTTTAACATCTGTTGAGTGACCTGTGGTTTTTCTGGCCATTTCTTTCTTTGTAGATGCCCGTGATAAAATTTATGAAATATAAATTTGTGTTTGCCTTCTTCCGTATAAACATTTCCATTTAGTATATCTTTCTTTGTAGTTTCTGCTGCAGTTCTATTAGTGCAGAATTCTTCTAGATGTTCTTTCAATTGATCTACTATTGATGATCCCTCTGGTGCTTTTATTATTTCTACACCTTGCAATAGTTGATCAACATATGTTTCATATTCTTTCACTGTCACTCGTTTTGGTTTTTTATTTATTTGTTTTGCAACAGTTCTTCTAAACAGTCTTTGTTCTATTAGATAGTCTATGTTATCTAGTTTAACTCTTTCACCGTCTACATTAACCCAATAATAAGGTTCATCTAATTCTACTTTCTGTAAATCAGATAAGATCGGAAATACAGATTCACCACCAATACCAAACTTTCTAGTTCTACATAGTTTCTTATCACAATGATTACACATTGGATCTTCGTTACATTTAAAACCTAAATCTTTACCATCATTAAATTTTATTTTACCTTGAACTATTTTATCATCCAAAGGTCCTTCAGAATGTTTTTCAAAGTATTTATAATTAAATGCATTTATTTTTCCTTGCCAACTTTCTGGCCATTTTCTTTTTGCATATTGTATATATTGATAAAGTATTCTGTCTCTACCGTCTTTTATTTCCGTTTGTGTTATTGATTCTAAACAAGGTGGACCATCACTAAACTCTGACTCTGGTCTTTTTATTTTTAAATTTTCTAATTGATCTGGAGTTATTTTATTTAATTGATATAGATTAAAAAAACCATCTAGATTAACAGCTTCTGCATTTTCATTAAAGCAATATCTTGTTGTATTTTTACAATTAAAGTATGGCAAATTAAGAAAGTTTCCTGTATCCTCTTTAGATTTTAATTCTACTTGTTTAGGAAATACCTCTGATCCACCATAACCCAACACTGCACTAACTGATATTAATTTATCTCTCATCAATTTTGCTTCGACAGGGACTGTTGTAAAACAAAATACGTGTGCACCACCAGATTTAGATCTAAACACTAACAGTGGTAAATTTAAATTTTTAATTTTATTTATTAATTTTTTGTGATCAAAACCTGCATAAGAATCTATATCGATGCATCCCCATTTACATGTATTATCATCTGTGATTGGTATGATACCTAGACTAGGTTCAATACCGTTTAAGTGATTGTGCCACATTTTTTCTGTGACCAGATCTCTTTGTACAAAAGATTTACCTTTTATCTTTTGACCATCGGCACCTTTCCTATCCACATAAGTGACGCCATGAGCCCTATTCAAGCCCTGAAATATTTTAATAAACTCGTCCATAATTTTTAAAGGGCGGTGTCCACTCTCGCTTCTCCGCCCTCTACCTAGGATTCTATTTAGTATGGTGACTTTTCTGTTTGTTCAGTTTCACCTTCATGTTTAACTTCAACTTCACCTTTGCTAATACTAGCAGCAAAGTCTTTAGCTATCTTGTAAGATGATTGATCTTGAACAGGTCCAATTTTACTAATGTCCCAACCAAACCATGATCCTTTGTCGTTTGTCAATTGAACTGACTTTAACTTATAAACATGGCTGAATGTTGGCGGAGTGAATAAACCTTTTTCACCCTGCATTTTGATTGACATCATCATAGAGTTCCAACTTCTACTTACCTTTAGTTGTGTTCTAGTCATTGATACCAACGCAGTAGAAGGAACAGTTCCAAGAACCACAACAAAATGATTTGCTGTATTCTCAAGATAATTACCATTTGGTAATACATCTCTGTTCATCTGATCTCGTTTAGTTGTTTTTACAATAGGATCATCTACTGAATGTATACTAACAAGACCTCCTCCTAGTTCTCTAGGTTTCCACTGTAGATATTTTCTCTCATAAGAACAAGGTAAAACCTCTATACCTTTTGCACCATCGAATAATTCTTTAGTGACAGAGTTTAATATCATTCCAGGTTCTGCACCTTGAACGTATTTACCAGCATCTCTTTTGTTTACCTCTGGAGATAACTGTCCCAAAACTTTTATAAAAGGTAAAGCAAGATCTTCTTGCTCCATGTTTTGAGAACCCACATTTGCATCAGCTTCAAATATATTAGCAGCCAAAGCACCTGTTTGTTTCTTCGCTATGTTTGTTTCGTTTTTCATATTTATTTTTTCCTTTTTATTGTTGTTTTATTTCCAACGAATACGCTGAAAATTTCCGCTGGCATAGGTTTCCCCGCCTCGATGCGCTCACGGACTAGCGCTTTCAGAGTCATGGGTTCAACCTTCAACTTCTGTGTTGGTTGAAGCCCTTGACCCTTCGCAAGTTCAGCATATTCTGCTGCCTTGTTGTCTTCGCCACGGCCAAAAGATACTACCACTTCATTCTTAATAATATCTCCTAAACCGTTACTTCGAAGCCAGTTGTACGCCGATTCTTTATTTGCTTGTGTAATTGTAGCATTATAGAACGGCTTAACATCTATCTGTGATCCATCCATAAGTTTAAGTTGAGATAGTCCCATTTCTGACATCATGGTTGGAATTATCTCTCCAGACAGAAGTTCTAAATCTTTTTTCCGTTGTTTGAGTTTATCTTCAATTCCCTCTATTTCAGAAACTAAAGATTCCATCTTTTGTACCTCATTAGATAAAAGTTTTAAGTTTTCACTTTTATCTAGTACATCTGTTTTGTCTTGTTCAAAGTTTATATTACTCATCTATTTCTCCTTTCTCGTATAGATTAATTTCAATAGGATAATATTTTCTTTCTTGTTTATCCCACTTGAGTAAATTATATTTTCCATTTGTAATATCAGATACAATAGAACATGCAACACCTATTATTGCAGGATCGCCTGTAAGTAGTAAATAATCTTTCTTCTTAAAATTTTTTAAACCTTGTCTCAACTTATACACGAGTGGACCTGGTGAAAAAATTATTTGAGAAAATTCTGGTAATAAAAATTTAAACTGACCATAGTGAGATGCTCCCATAATATTTATTTTAGGATTACCTGCACGAGTGCCAGCAATTTCTTGTATTACATAAACTGTAGATACAAAATTACTTTTTAAATTTTCATATTTATTACTTTCTGACATTGACAAATCATATAACATCCTTTATATTAATGTCAAGAAAGAAAAATTATGAATTATAAATTTAATATGAAACCGTATAAGCATCAATTGACTGCTTTAGAAAAGTCATGGAATAAAGAAACGTACGCATATTTTATGGAAATGGGTACAGGTAAAACAAAAGTATTAATAGATAATATGTCTATGCTTTATGATAAAGGCAAGATTGATGGTGCATTAATTATAGCTCCAAAAGGTGTGGTAAAAACCTGGTATGAACAAGAACTTCCAACACACTTGCCAAAACATATAGAAAATGTGACCGTATTGTGGCAGCCAAACATTACAAAAAAACAACAAGAAAAACTAGAATCTTTATTTGAAATAGAAACAGCTTTACATATTATAATTATGAATGTTGAAGCTTTGTCAACAGATAAAGGTGTCAAGTTTGCATCTAAGTTTTTAAACTCACATAAAGTATTAATGGCTATCGATGAGTCTACCACTATAAAAAATTCTTCTGCTAAAAGAACTAAAAATATTTTGGCATTATCTAAATATGCAAAATACAGAAGAATTATGACGGGTTCTCCTGTAACAAAAAATCCATTAGATCTATATTCACAGTGTGAATTTTTAAGTTCATGGTTATTGAACTTTCAATCGTTCTACGCTTTTCGTAATAGATACGCTGAAATGAAAACAATACATGCAAGAGGAAGGTCAATACAAGTGGTACATAGATTTCAAAACATAGGTGAGTTATCTGATAAATTAAAAGGTTTTTCTTATAGAGTGTTAAAAGAAGATTGCCTAGATTTACCTGACAAAATATATGTTAAAAGAAATGTTGCTTTAACATCTGAACAATCAAAACTTTATCAACAAATGAAAACAATGGCACTTGCCATATTGAATGGTAAGCAGGTTACCAGTGTTACAGTTCTTACACAGTTAATGAGATTACATCAAATAACTTGCGGACATTTTACAGCTGATGATGGCAGCACACAGCTTGTTAAAAATAATAGAATAACAGAGTTAATGGATGTGTTAGAGGAAGTGGAAGGTAAAGCTATTATATGGGCTAACTATCAGCACGACATATCCGAAATAAAAAAAGCAATAGAAAAAGAATATGATGAAGACTATGCTGTTACTTATTATGGATTAACACCGCAAGAAGATAGACAAGATAACATACGTAAATTTCAGTCCGACCCTAAGTGTCGGTTTCTTGTTGGAACCCCTTCTACGGGCGGCTATGGCATTACTTTAACAGCTGCAAACACCGTAATTTACTATTCTAACGGATATGACCTAGAAAAGCGTCTACAGTCAGAAGACCGTGCACACCGTATAGGTCAAAAGAAAAACGTAACTTATATAGATATTATAGCGGAAGATACGGTAGATGAAAAAATTGTGAAAGCACTAAGGAATAAAATAAATATAGCATCAGAAGTTCTTGGAGAAGAATTAAAAGATTGGATCTAAACTAAATTTTTAGCTGAACCAGTTACTGGTTTGTATTTTGTCTTACCATCAAATTTATAAGCATGCATAAACTGTGCACGTCTGCCTTCAGGGACCCAGCTACAGTGGATCCAGCCCGAGTTGGGTTCGCCGGGAGTATAGAACTCAAGGATCAATTGATCTGGCTCGAGGTTCTTATATATC